TCCCTGCTCTTTGGTATAACCGATGTAACCTTTGCGGGGTTACGTAGCGTAAGTAATAACGCCTTATCATCTACTATCTTCATATCTGTACGAACTCCGTCATTGGTATATACATACATGTTTCAGTGTCGTGGCTATCGTTTCTATCGTGCCTACCTCCTAGGCGTTTCTCGTACCTATCTTCCAGAACTACCGTAAACACTCCATCAGTAAACCGCACAATTAATAAGGGTATTACTTTATCCTCTTTGCTCATACGTAATATGCTATCAACCTTCATAGCACTTATCATATAAGTGAGGTACTTATCGCTCGCATTAGTTCGGGTTTTGATTTCTACATTGCCTACATGCTTACCATCTTGGAATAGTAAGCCGTCTATAGAGGAGAATGGTTCGGACTTCTCATATGTAAACTTACCTTTAGATTCTATATACTTCTTTATGTAACCCTCGTTACTACGGTCAAACTCACTTTCATACACGGGACGCATTTGTTTCTCCGATGCAAAATAGCGTGAAGTGGGTGTCCACGTCACACTGAAATATAATTACTTGTTAACACGTTAAGGTGATAACACCTACACACTCTGTTAATGGGTAGACTGAAAACTGGATAACCGTACAGCCCAGTCAGGTCGTGGCTTTGCTACCTAGGTAACAAAAATGTCTCCGCCATACTAAACGACTTAATAAATCGTTTACCTAATTATTATACCGTTTTAGTAGCCCTGCTTCGTCCACAGATAGGGCTAGGTCTGCATTATGTAGGGACTAGCGATGAATATAGCACTAGCCCGTTAGACTACTCGATTTTATGCCGCTGATTCTTAATGCCATAAGGAGAGGCACGACATCATTTAAAGACGCATCAAGCACGCGTCAACCCATACCAATAGGGAGTTCTTTACTTAGGCTTTCTACTGCCTTTCTTTTTATAGTTACGGCTACGGTTTTTTGAGCGGTCTTCTACTGTAACACCGTCTTTGTTAGTGCCGCCTTTGCTCAGTGCCTTCTTGTGACTAACGTCTTTACCTTCACGCTTGTCAGCCTTGCCGTTACCGTTGGCGTCTTTACCTTCTCTATCCATCTTGCGTCTGGCGCGTTGCCGCTCCATCCTACGTTCAAACGTGTCACTGCCGACAGGGGCGTTGACCTGCTTCTTTCTTTTCTTACGCATTAGTTTCTCCCATTGTGTACGCACTCGGTAACAATACAGTGCCTACGACATAATCCACTTTGGTGTGCATTCCACACATCGTTCTCAAAGGCTTGTTCCATGCGGTTGTAGTCTGATAACCACTTCTCCCATAGCCTAGGCTCATCCGGCTTGGAGTAGTCTTCCTTTATTAACTCACCACACACTACAAATAGTAGGCCACCCTTCACTTTCTCTAGCTTGGGGTACATCTTGAACATGCTCATAGCCATCAGTTCTAACTGGCCTTTGTCCGCGTACCTAGTATTTTTACTTGTCTTATAGTCTACCACATAAGCTGTTTTGGTGCGTTTGTTTAGGATGACTAAGTCGGCAATACCACGCCACCACACGTTGTCATCTCGGAACCCGCACGGCTCTAGGTTCTCAGTGAGTCCCATCTCCAACTCGCACAGCTTCTCGCCTTCTATGTTATTCAGGACATCAAGTACATCTTTGCAGTAGTTGTACTTTTCGGGTAGCGGTTTGCCATCCCTAATGTATTCTTCCGCTGCCAAGTGTACGGCAGTACCATATAGCATGGCCTCTGTCTCAGGTTCCTTATAGTCCTTCGCCACCTTGAGATGGTAGAACTTCTTAGGGCATTGCTCGAATGACTTAATCTTTGAGAACGACCACGGTGCAATACTCATTCCAGTTCCTTACCCTTTATAACGCCAGCAGCTACTATTAGTTCACTAATTAATATGTGCAGCATTTCTTCGTCTATAATGATAGTGTCTTTGTGTTTGGTGTTTCCCACAACTTCGCACTGCTCTATGAGTATTATGTCCTCCTCGTCTATAGTTTCTCCAACCACTATAGTGAGGTACCCTCCTTCTGTTTCCGGTTCAGAGGTTTCATTATCTTTATTGCGCCTAAACTTATTAATGTCGGTTACTTTACCCAAGCCATGCTCCTAGTATCAAAGACAGAACCACCACAAATACGGCATACGCCCGAGTGGTAACGAAAGGCTGCCCCATACACTCTGTTATGTTATCGCGTAGGGTTTGTAGTTTGTTGTCCGAACGCGTTAGTGCCTTATCTGCAAACTTATGCGCTTCCTTCATAGCTTTCTCTATGTCAGTCATCCTGCCGCCTCCCCGTAAGATTTACCGTTATCTGATTCGCACGTGATGGGTAAGCCTTCTGCCCACGGTGCGGTACTACTCATACACTCTTCGATATAGCGTGTAGCTTCTTCAAGTTCATCCTCTGGTACACAACATACCACGGAATCGTGTACAGTCAAAGCCACCTTATACCTTTTAGCAATCGCCAACATCTGATCCCCGATGATACATCTAGCTACCGCTTGGCATACATTCTCTGTGACCTTACCGCCATATATCCTAGTGTACCCGCGTCGAGTCTTGTACTTAAACTCTGGCCCACGCTCACCTTGTTCGTACTGTAAGTCGTCATACCGCATCTTGAGTCCAGACGGTAGTAGTATCCAACCATTACGCCCGTCAGCCCCGTACTTTACTACCCCGTTGGGGCCGAGACTACCGGAGTTACCACGCGACATCTCAACCAGCATGTTCTGACAATCACGCCATAACGTGTTTATCTTCCAGTTAGCATCTCGGTAGATTCGGATTACCCTTCGAGCTTCCTCTACATCCATGTGAGTACCGAACGACTGTAGCTGGTCTGAAAAGCGTACCGCACCCATACCATATCCTGCACCTAATATAGTAGTCTTACCTACAAAGCGTTGGTCTTTCGTGACCGCTTCTTCTGGTATGTTGTATATCTTAGACGCCATCTTTATATACACGTCTTCCTTGTCGGTAAACGCTTGAACTAAATCGTCCTGCCCTGCAAGCCACGCCAGTACACGCGCTTCAATCTGTGATGAGTCACAGTCAACCATCATGTACCCTTCGGGGGCAAGCATACTGTTCTTTAACTTCTTACCATTCACGCCACGGCTAGGTAGATTCTGAATATTGATCTTGTCATCGCCTCCCCACCTACCAGTGTGTGCCGCGTAGTATCTTACAGGTACTGGGAGAAGTCCGCGTTTAGCTATACCTATAAACCTCTCAGTACGTGATTCCTCAAGCGTGCTCTTGGTGCCTAGCCTAGCAGTTACGAGTGCCTGCACCCTAGAGTCGGAGTGGTTCTCCAACGCCTTGAACTGCTCATCGTTCTTAGCGAATGCGAATGTTTCCTTGCCAGTGGTCAGGCTTGTCTTTGTAGGGGGTATCACACCTAACCCCTCAAGCAATTCGGCAAACTTAGGGTTGCTCATAAGTTCTTTCTTAGTAACACCAGAAGACGTTATTAGGTCTTCTTTTATCTGCTTGGTGTCTTCCAAGTGTTGCTCAAGTAGCCCTAAGTCCAGCTCCAGTACAGGCTCTACGAACATGCGTAGCGTACAGTCTATCAACCGTAGCTCGTTCTTTGGGAACCCTCTGCCCATGACATTAAACAACTTATAGGTTAGCTCCACGTCATTGATGCAGTAGTCGCCATACTTATCTAACTCTGCGTCACTGAAGTCCAGCCTACGCTTACCTATCGCGTCTAGTACTTCCGTCCCTTTAGTGCCGAGGCCGTACCTCTGCGTAAGCGCATGGAGAGAGCCGCCAACTTCGACACCATGTAAAGCACGAGCAATACAAAGAGTGTCAGCGAGGACGCGAGGATGAACATCAAATAACCAACTGAGAATAGCGCCATCAAACAAAGTGTTGTGGCATAGAAGTACAGACGTACCCCAATCGAAAGTATGTAAATACTCCTTGAGTTCTTCGTGTGTGCCGCTTGCCCATTCTGTAGCATCGTTATTCACCTTTACACCTACACCCACTACCTCAAAACGAGGGTCACGGATGTAGGCTTCTGTTGTCATCTTACGGAGAGAGAAGTCCTTGTCGTAGTACGTTTCAAAGTCAACCGTTATCAAGTCCATCTTCATCCTCCTCTATGTCTACTACTTCCATGTCTGCCTTGTGTTCGGACTCGGTGATATGCTTGGGGGCTTCCTTATCCCCAAACACATTATGCCAGTTCTCCCAAAACGTCTCGGCTGTTGGACGCTGACGGCTACCCTTACTCATCCAAGATACGCTCATCTTTGTATAGTTCGCTACCTGTATCCAATATCCATCTGCTACCTGTAAGTCCATAATATATGCGAAATACTCGCCCATATTGAGACAGCCCAACTACCTTATCGTCACTTGGATCAAAAATAATCTGTATTATCCGTTCGTCAATCTTCATTTTCAACTCCCTCTATTAACTTGTTTAGGTACCACTGCGCTTTCTTCAAGTCCTCTAGCGGCTTACCCTTTCGCTCATACCTCCAAAGGTATTTCAGACATGCGCCTTTGCAGTAACCTTGGAATGCTTCGGCAGTCATGCTCGCTTCTATACCCTCAATACATTCGATGTTGCCATAGGTATAGTGGTTGGGGTGGTTGACCATATCGTCGGGCGGGTTGTCCATGGCCGTACCCCAATGCTCTAGCCCAGTTTTCTCTATCGCGGGGGCAAGGGCACGTAACCTATCCCAATCGGCTGGTGTTGCGTCATCAATACTCATACTATCCTCCGAGGATTTGTTTAATATCATTCATATTGTCTTCGTTAACTACGTACGCAATTCCGTACGCCTCGCTTATCTCTCTGAGATTCTTTTCCTGTAAAGCTGTTGGCGTGTTCTTGCCTGCCTTACATTCGATCCCAAAGAACTTCCCGTTGTAGCAACCTACTATGTCAGGCACTCCGCTCTTACCGTATCCCCCAGTAGCAGGGAAAAAGTAATAACACCCTAACGCTTTCAACTGCTCAACTATCTTCTTCTTAACCTTCCCTTCTGGCGTCATCGCCATAACCCTCTCCTTTTAGCCGAGAACTGGTATCAGTCCCTCTATTATTTAAATACCCAGAATGTGTGTTCGTCGATGCGCCTACCAATACCCTCTACAGGTTCGGTGGGCGGTGTAGGGTCACACATCATCAGCACCGAGAGCCTTTCTTCAAGCCACTCCGGTACATCTTCATCCAGATCATATAACCCCTCACACTCCGAGTCAACACAATTCATACCCAAACACGTTACCTCAATACTATTGGTGTACCCCAGCGTAGTAACGCGGTAAGCGTTGGGCATTTCTGTCGGATCGTTCCATATCGTATCATTGTGTGACATAGAACAGAGCCTCACTGTGACGGTACCCAACCTGCGGCACGTAGTCCCCCACCCCACATATAGACAGTGTGGACAGTTTACCCAACACGCCATCGGGTAAATCATCATAGTAAGTAGTAGCTCGAGGCGGCGTATTCCTCTCCATATTGTGCATATCCCCCACCGTACATACATCGAACGCTTGCTTACCTAACCTCTCGTACACTCGAATAGCATACATAGGCATCTCTGCGTCATATTTGGATTGATCTTTCGCCCCTTTGGCCACGCGTAAAGACGTTAGGTTATCTGGTACAGTCTTATCTAAAAACTCATACCCAGAGTCCAGTAGCATGTACATCTCATTGAGTATTGGGGCGGTCACTTGTTCGCGTGTCTCGTTCCATTCCCCACCGAGCAATCGGCTCCACGCAGTGCAATGCTTAGTTTGAGTATCATCTACCGCACGCATTAACGCACTCCTACACTTAGTCCTACTGGCAAGCACTACCTCACTGTGCGTACATCTGCGCAAGTACTTCTTTGCATTCCGCATGGCCTGTACTGGTAAGGCAGTGACCTTTGTACGGAACTCCGAAGCGTAGTTGCTGTGCTTGTTATTGACTATGTCTCTACTGTACACACTGTACACTATCTTCTCTTTGGTATGGCAGAACCCTACTTCTATCCAACCCATAGTGTATTCGTCCTCGGGGTAGTAAACGTGATACACCGTGTCTCGATGACTGCTATCGTGGTCAGGGCGTACCTCACAACCTCTGAAGGCTTGCTTTATCTCATTGATAAACCAATTCAACTCGTAGCGGTTTGTCGCGTTACCTACGGGTGAAGGCAGGGCAATCTTCTGTGCGTCAGCAACTGTACATAGCCAGTACTTCCCCTCCTCGTTGTACGCATGTACGTACTTCCGATGTTCAGCCATGTTATTTCACCTCTCTGTATTCTTCATGTGACGTAGTGAACGCGCCCATGTAGTTAACCCACGTATTGAACTTGGCGCGGAACTTCTTAGGGTCACTTGTTAGGCTGACGTTAGTAGTTGGGTTTGTGTCTCTCCAGTACCTGTTACCCATGCTAGCTGATAACTCACACAGGAACGCGTGTACCATAGTGGTACGTTGCTCGTGTTGATCGTCCATCAGCATGTCTCTAAACGTGTCACCCCTGACTGTATTAGCGCCCCACGTTGCATCGCGGTTTGAATCCCAGCCCATAGTGCCCTCAAGTATCGGGGTCATAGTCCACGCCCAGTGCAAGTACTCGTCGATAGCTTTCTTGTACGGCGCCTTGGCTTCTTTGTTAACACGTACTCGTGTGATAGGTACAGGGTGCGGGTCGCTCGTCAATGTCCATGCCCCAGTCTGTTTACTGGTGGTAAACACCACCGGCTTGGCAACATCCTTGGGTAAGTAGTAGCGGCTGCCGTCATAACGTATGTACTGCTTGCCGCTATCCACAATGAAGTCCATGCCCAGAGGCATACACCGCTCAAGGAACGAGTACCTGCCATTGTGTGCATAGTCACCCGTCTCGTTACGAAACCATACTGTGTCAGTGCCATCGGCATTGCGAGTCCAGACCACTGCGGCAGTTCCGGCATAGCGTTGATGCTCCCCGTAATCTGATAACACGTACTGGTGTGGGGACACCTTGATGATACATTCCCACTTACGTCTGCGGTCACCCATAGGCACTATGTTAGTACCCCTGATTGGTTTGGTGTTGTTGTACAAATGTTCCACGTGCGTGAAACTGTCTAGCCCATAATTATACATAGCCATAATATTGCTCCGAGTTGTTTTGTTATAACACGTGTTATAACTTTTAGTTAGTTAGCATATCCCCCGCATAAAGCAGTCGGTGTACGCCATTTCGTTTACTGTCATGTACATCAGCAGTACTACTACTCCTGCCAGTATGTATATGATGTCCCCTTTCTTATTGTTATCCATACGTTACCCCTGTTGTATGCGTTGCCACGCACGTTGCACTGTACCCACGTCATTGCGATCATAGTCACTGTCCACTGGCGTATCTCTAACGTGTTCATAGTAGAACTCCAACGCTTCTTCGACAGTGTTGATCGCCTCTTGCCACTCCATACGCAGTTCATCTGCGGTTGATAGATGCGCCCTACCTACTTCATGCACCCTTCCGTACTTATTATCTTCACTCATACCAATCTCCTGTTTAGCCATTCGCCTGATAACTTCTCAGTGGGCGTACTGAAAGAACTTTTTTGTCTAGGGGTAGTGTTGCTCCTAGGTCTGCTACCAAACCTACTATCACCATACATAGGGCGCAGATGTGAGTCATGCACCTCCAATGCTTTGTGTAGTCTGGTAGCCATTGCGTTATGCGGCACGCCCGATACACTCGCGTACTCTCTCGCCGTATACATGTGTCCTGTTACTAAGTCAGGGTGTGAACCCATAAACTTTATAAGTCGTGCCGCCATTATATATCCCTCGATTTGATGTGTACTGCCTTACCCTCATCGGGTACTGCGCCCTTGTTATCCAGTATCGCCCAGAGTATAGGGCAAGTCCAGTCACCCCAGCCAGAGTACAAGTAGCCATCAGTAAGGACGATACACGCTTGGGGCTTGATACCCTCGTCGGCCATGTACTGCGTGACACAGTTGACATCGGTACCACCACCACCCATAGGCTTGGTAGACTTGACCAGATTGTCTAGGTCGTGCATGTCGTATACCTCGTCACCCACAACACTGCTACCCCAGTACAGTAGACGTAGCTTGTCAGGTTTGACTGTGTCGCATACACCCTTGACCTCAGACAGGAACGCTGTCAACTCTCGTTGTCTGACAGAGCCTGACGTGTCAATGGCAATGACCAACTCACCCACCTGCTCACTGATACCGCTAGGCATGATGATACCCTGACTCATCAACCTGCGATTGGGTCGAGCGTATGTAGAGTAGTCGCTACCTGCACACGTATTCTGGATGAACTCACGTAGCACCTCGCGCCAGTCAACCTGTGGCTGTAGTAACTCGTCGAGATCGCGGTTGCCTGTACCCCCCATCTTACCTGCGGCCATGGCACCCTGACGTATAGCCTCGTCAATGTCACGCGCCAACTCACGCTTGTCCTCGTCGGATAGAGACTGCGCACCCTCCCAGTCATGCTCGTCAAGTCCTGCGGTGCCGTCTTCACTCTGTCCACCATCACCCTGTGAGTCTTGCGACTGCTCGTCTTGCTCCTTGCGTAGGATGTTGAACACCTGTGCGCTGTCCATACCACGGAACCGTTCATCGACTAGCCCACCCTCGGGCAGTGTGGCGAACCCATCTTGCCTGTTGTCATCGACGATCTTGATGTTGATAACGTAGTCACACGCGCAGTTAGCTAGGTGTGGGTCAATGTCATACATCCACTTCCATATCTCAAGGTGACGGTGTAGCTTGTGTCCCTCATCCTCGTGCAGTACTAGCCCACGCAATTCGGCATCGGTCAGTCCGTCAACGAATGCACGTCCGTACTTCACATCACGCCCGTTGGTACACGCTGTCGGTACATCGTCCTCGATAGTTTTCTCACCGATCATCAACACACCTGCTAGTGCTGTATATCTCGGGTGTCCCATGATGGCAACGACTGCTTTGGACAGTCGCTCCTCTGCTGTAAGTTGTTTACCTATAGTTAACATGATTTACTCCCGTAAATACTCGGACTCTACGTCCACACATACTACACCTTGATACCCAGTCACCGGCTGGCTTGGTACACCGACAATACCTATTGCGAGTATCCTCCGCGAACTCGTACCTACCACACGTCTTAAACTTGGTAGGGTGTAGTCTTAGTTGTAACAATTCGCTACGCGTTATCTTCATACCTTGTCACTTGCGAACATGTAGTTGTTCTGCATAGCCCACGTGGTGAACTCCTTACTCTGCATCACAACATCGCGGTGCGCATACGAGTTAGCACGTATGCCATTGGCGAACAGACCTTGCGCCTCCTTGTCGAGACGTTGCATGTACGTCACCCACGCATCAACCCAGTCACGTTGCATCGCACCCATAGCACGGAACACTGTCATACATACTGCTGATGCTGACTCGGGTACTTTGGCATTGAGCGGATCGTCCTTGATAGACTGTAGGCTCGGTAGTTGGTCGGCCAGCTTCACAAACGCCATCATGTCCATAGCGCCACGATCACCGATAGTACCCATAAGTAAAGCTGTTAGGGTGTGATCGTCATACTGATCGCGTAACTTGAGCACGTCACTCGCGGCCTCCAATGATCTTGGGGTGATAAACGCGGCACGCGACTGCTTGGGGTGGAAGATGTACGGGTTGTCATCGGGGTTCTTCACGTCCTCGAAGCCTTGCAACACCTGTGGAAACTCGCGCACGAACCCGAGCACACTGTGATCGACACCGTTACTGATACCCCAGTCGATAAACTCGTCACTGGTAGACTTGCGTGCTGTGACCACTGTGATGCGATTGCGTGCGTGTGGTGGTAGCAGATCGCCCACACCCTCTGCGCCTAGGTTGGTCGTGGCGAATATGATACTGCCCTCGGGGAATCGGTTGCGTTCCAACATATCACGTAGTAACGCGTTCTTGACTGATGCATTAGCCTTACCGTACTCGTCGATCATTAGTATCACCGGCTTGTCGAGGTGCAACCCCAACTCCTCATTGGGTAGGTATGTCACGTACCCCTGCTCGGTGTTGAGTGATGGTATGCTCAGATCACCCAAGTCCTTGGTCGTACAGTCGAAGTAGCATGGCGTGTGGGTAGGGAATCTATCTGCTAACGTCTTTAACAGTGATGACTTACCGTTACCCATGTGACCCTGTATGAGTATGGTGCGTTGGTGGCCAACAGTAGCGATAGCGTTGGCGATCTGGTCTAGCGATAATGCGTACATATTTTGAGTGTTCATAATGGTATTGCTCCAATTGTTTTGTATACATATGTATACATTTAGTTTAGTTACAGCGTTTCAACAATGCGGCCATCAACGGCCACGATCTTGTAATACGACACGCGGTGCGTACGTAGCGTGCGTAGGTTCTTGTAGTGCTTGGTGCGCTTGTAGTTGCGCACTCGTAACACCGTTTGACCGTCAAGGTTTCCCAGTATCTGACGGTCGTTTGAGTCATAGGCTTCAACGTAATACATATCACAACTCCAATGATGGTAGTGACTTGATGACATCGTCCACTGCCTGTTTGGTTTCGGCACGGAAAGACTCGTTATTGCGTAGCCCATCGGGAGTGACCCCGCGTAGCGTATCGTCTAGCTTACGCGCCATCTCGGACATCTGGCTGTCACCTGCTACGTTACACACGTTAAGCAGTTCTACCATGTCGAGCACGTTGTCAACTAATGAATCGCGAAACACTTTCTTCTTGTCATCGCCACCATAGTCTAGCCGGTCGGACATATTAGACAGTGCTTTGTACGTACGTTGCCACACGTCACTCATCGCGGAATCCAACTGCTTGCGGTAGTACTCGTTATAGTGCGACTCCAACACGTCACGCTGCTCGTTGCCCACGTCAACACGAAAGTCACCGGCCTCGGGTAGCGGAATATATGAGATGTTGAACGCGAACTTGCTACGTATCGACGCCTCGGTCGGGTAGTCATCGGCCCGAAACAAACTACCGATCCGTGCCTGTGCCCTGCTCACCTCCCACGTATAGTTGTTACAGAACGTATCGACCATGTTCTCGAACTCGTTTTGCAGCTCGGTCATCTGCTGGTGGTACTTGAAGTATTGCGCGGTCGGTAGCAGTCGCATACCCAGATCGCTCCATGGCATTGTCATGCTGTAGTGGATGTTGCGTGCGCTTGCCACAAATTTCTGTATGGCGGTCAACTCGTCGCAGTTACCCAGTAACTTCTTATTGACTGATGCCGTACCGTTATCGGCATAGTTCTGGCTAGTCACTGATGCGGATGCTGACTTGTCTTTCTTGCGCCCCGTCCAGCAACTGATCTTCAACTCGCCCAACATGGCACTCGACCCGATTGATGGTGCGCTTGCCTGTGGTGCTGTTGTTACTACCATTTGATTTAGATTGTTCATAACTGTATTGCTCCGATTGATTTGTATACATATGTATACATTTAGTTTGTGCTGACACGTTTAGCTGTGTCGCCCCGTAGGCCATAACTCGACCTACTAAAACCATTATACAGGAATGGCGGCTTATGTCAAATGGTACACAAACGTGTTGTTTAGTGGGTAGCGGTGTAGTGTACTACGTTGTACTAGTGTGTACCTACGTGTGGTCTGTAAGTTATTGATTTTAAAACAATGTTACTTTGTTACCTTTTTCGTGGAAATATGAGGGTATTATTTTAAGGTGAAAGGGGAGGTAACAAAGGCAGGATTTTTTGAACTCCGGATACTATTTTTGTAAAAGGTAACATTATAAATTATTTATTAAAAAGAGTATAAAAAAGGCCATTTTCCGCATATGCCTGATCATGCATTGTCACGAAACAGCACGTTTAGATACTTTTTGTATTGTTACTTTTTGGCCTAAAAAAAGGTAACATTGCGGTAACATTACAAGAAAAAAAGTAACATTGTAAAAGTAACAATGCGACCCGCCACGCGAGAGCTATAACTGGTATCTATAAAATGTATACATATGTATACAAGCCACACTGTCCACGCGCTAACGTGCCATGGTGTGCGACCCGCAGCGCGGCAGCTATAACTGGTATCAGCAACGTCACGCGAGGCGCAACGCGGAGGCTGGAACTGGTATCAGCCGACTTTTCTCGGGGCGAAAAAAAAGCCCCGCCGGAGCGGGGCCAGTTGTTATCCTTGTATCAGTAACCAAACCATAGTGAGTAGGACAGCACCAGCAGGGATTAGAAAAATCAGAGCCAGCGCCCCTAGAATTGTTTTAGTGATTTCATTTTTTGTCATAACTTACTCCAGTGAGAATGGCCATCCTTGGCCGGTGGTGATTAGTGGTTGACTACGATCTGCTGGGCCTTAGCTAGCAGGTCAATCAGTTTTACTACATCGAACTCCGGCTCCTCAATTGCCTGCGCTCGCTTGGCCGCCTGTTGTAGTGACTCCAGTACCTTGGCCGCCGATCCCGCCGCCTTGGCTGGGCCGGTGGATTGTTGGGGTGCTCTACCGCGCTTGCCCGTGGCTGTGGACTTACTGGCTTTATGCTCAGGGTCTTGGCGTAATCGCATGGCCTCTTTATCGGCCGAGACTTTCCTGTTTACGTCCGTCCTTAACTTATTTTTCTTGGCTATATCCTCTTTGCTAAGTGCTGTGTTGGGCGTCTCGTATAGCTTCTGTGCCCATGCTCCGAATCCTTTCCGCCGTGCCGCAAATAGCGCCTCCCTTAATTCTGGCGTGGCCGTCGATCCCTCAGCCTTAACTGGCAAGAAATCAGTCCAAAGCATGCCGTCGCTAATCATTTGATCATATGCCGCCTGCGCTTTCTTGCGGGCGCTTTCCTCACTGCCAGTGACTTTGCTTAATAAATCAGCCGCCTTCGAAGTGAACCGCTCAGGGATTGCTTTTGCTTCATTTGTATTTGACATAACTTAATACCTTGTAAAATGCGCGGGCTTGTAATGGTGCCGCGTTAACCAACCAAACCAGTGTTGGCTTGATGGTTCACATATTAACAGGTTTAGGCGTGATCGCAATAGATAGGTTACAAATTGTATACATATGTATACATTACTGGCGATCTGGTAGGTTTAATCACAGATGGCCAGAATCCGATACCTACCCCGCCCCCATGACCCGCTATGTCAGGACGGAGTCCCGGCGCTCTATATATTACTAATTTCCACGAATAAATCGTTATTTTTTGAGTTCGGCACCCCTACCCCCTCTATATAGGAACACCCCCCACCTCTTTTTCCGACCCCTTGTAAAAAATTTTTTATACTGTACGGTGTACGTTCTAGTAGGTATTACGTGGATAGCGAGTGAAGAGAGTAAAAGACAGGCTAGACAACACGGCACATATAGGGAGAGTAGGTGAGTTTTTTGCTATGTATGTTTTAGAGCGTCACGGGGTAGAGTGCTACCATGTAGACCGTTCCGGCGTAGACCTATGGGGACAGTCGTACTACGAAGACATGTTCACGTTGCAGATAAAAGCAGCAAACCTAGCTACCCTGAAGAGGAAGGATTCCAAAGACCAATACAAGTATTGTTTTAATATACGCAAAGAGCGTATAGCAGACTTCCATATGTTTATAGCTTTAGACATACAGCGAGTGATGGTAAAAAGAACAAAAGACTTGAAAGCGGCTTGCAGTTTACAGCTATCCGCAGATGCATTTACAGAAGAAGTAGAGGAGGAAGGGCTAGACCTCCTCCGTAATTTTAGAAGGGAAGGCCGTCCTCTAGGGCTATGACAAATAGTCCTGCCACCACAAGTACACACGCCGAAACAATAAACACAGTAAAACCAAACACAAAGGAACCTCAGAACAGTAGGGGGTTGAAAGAGGCGCTATTGTACAAGTGATCGAGTATGATCGGAAATGTATAATAATCATGTAAGACATATCATTTATGGTATGTAACTGTTTCTTGTCTTGTGTAAACAAGTATGGTACAAAGGCACTCCGGTTTAACAACCTGCGATTACAATATGACGATTAAACTCGAACCCGAGACAGGGGTTCCGCTATTTGATGACGACCCCGCCGTGGACTTGAGTGTCCGTGCGCGAGCAGCGAAGACGACAGCCTTAGAGCTAGCAGAACATGGGTTAGAACTTAAACCCAGCAAAGAAGATGAAGACGTGGCAGCTAAACTTGCCATAGCGTATGCCGATGATCCTGAAAAGACATCGAAAAAAGCAACAAACAAACGTATGGCTAACCTGACCCCAGCCTCGCTGGTGCTAACTAGCAACATACTCACGGAATTTGGCGCCTCTGTAGTGGAGTCAGCCGTTTCTGTGCGCCACTTAGTAACGAATAAGCTAATATTAGAGACCGAGAACCCCGACCCACGTGTCCGTATTCGAGCGTTGGAGTTACTGGGTAAGATTTCGGACGTAGGGTTGTTTGCAGAGAAGTCAGAAGTAACCGTTACGCATCAGTCAACAGATGATTTGAAGGCAAAACTGCGTAGGAAGCTAGAAAAGCTGGTAAATCCTGCGGATGAAGTGACACTGGACGGTGAAGTTGTAGACGTAGACGCAGAATTGGGGGTAAGTACGGATGGCTAAGACGTATATCCACGTAAACCAACACAAAATCCGTGCCAACTTAAAGAATGGGACGAACGAACCCGTAATTACCGTAAAACAAGGCAAGAAAAACACGTACTGTAGCTCTGTAACTATAAATGGGCCGTCTGAAGTGCTGCAAAGTACCACAGATAAACCGATTTTAAGCTGTGGGGCGCGAGTAGTCATGGTAACTACCGCTGATGTGACTATAAATGACTGCGCCTAGCACCTCTGTAGACTTTACTCAAGAAGAAATCCAGCATATGTTGGATAATATTGACATGTTTAGCGTTGATGAGGCGGTAGAGATAGAGAAACTTGTCGATGAACTAGACAAACGGCGTACAGTTAAAGCCGCACATGACGATTTAATCGAATTTTGTAAACTTATGCAGCCTGACTACCTAGTTGGGAAGCACCACCGCATGTTGGCCGACCTCCTAATGGCCATCGAGCGAGGAGATAAGGATAGGGCGTGCGTAAACATACCACCCCGTCACGGCAAGTCTCAGCTTGTATCTATTTTTTATCCGGCGTGGTACCTAGGGCGTAACCCGGATAAAAAGGTTATGATGGTGTCACATACTACCGATCTGGCTGTGGACTTCGGACGTAAGGTGCGGAATATTATCGCCAGTGAAGCCTACGCAGACATATTTCCTACAGTAAAGCTCGCCAGTGACTCTAAATCAGCCGGTCGCTGGAGTACTAGTGTGGGCGGGGAGTACTACGCGTGTGGTGTTGGATCAGCTCTAGCGGGCCGTGGTGCGCATTTACTGCTTGTAGACGACCCACACTCTGAGCAAGACGTGATTAACGGCAACTTTATTGTCTTTGAGAAGGCATATGAGTGGTTCACATTCGGTGCTCGTACCCGTCTGATGCCGGGGGGTAGTGTGGCTATTATCCAGACACGATGGCATATGGACGACCTAACAGGGCGTGTTGTGAAGGATATGGCTCAGAACGAGCGTGCGGATCAGTATGAGGTCATTGAGTTCCCTGCAATACTAGATATAGACGACAAAGAGACAGGGAAGCCGGTACAGAAGCCCCTGTGGCCCGAGTTCTTTGACCTCGAGGCGCTACTACGTACCAAGGCATCAATGCCTACGTTCCAGTGGAATGCTCAGTATCAGCAACAACCCACCGCCGAAGAGGCCGCGCTAGTAAAAAGAGAGTGGTGGAATGAGTGGGATGCCGAGCGACCCCCGCCCTGCGAATATATAATTATGTCTTTGGACTCCGCAGCCGAAAAACACAACCGTGCCGACTATACGGCGTTGACTACGTGGGGAGTGTTCCTTAATGAGGAGACTTCGGCGTATAATATAATCTTGCTTAACAGCATAAAAGAGCGTATGGAGTTCCACGAGCTAAAAGAGTTGGCTATGGATCAGTACACGGAGTGGGAACCAGATGCTTTTATAGTAGAGAAAAAGAGTTCCGGTGTAGCGTTGTACCAAGAAATGCGACGTATGGGCTTACTTGTACAAGAATATACCCCCCATAGAGGTTCTGGTGATAAACTAGCACGTCTAAACTCTGTATCCGACATCGTGCAATCTGGGTTAGTATGGGTTCCACAAACTAGATGGGCAGAGGAAGTAGTAGAAGAGATCGCAGGGTTTCCCTTTATGAGCCATGACGATCTGGTGGATTCCACAGTTATGGCACTTATGCGGTTCAGACAAGGCGGATTTATACGACTACCTACTGATGAGCCAGAAGAAATTAAATATTTTAAACGACGCGGAAGCGGGTTTTATTAAGAGGTTAGATCATGGCAATTGAGAAAGGTATCTACGCCGCACCAGAAAGCATAGAAGACGTAGAAGTAGAAGAAGCGGACATGGAAGCGGACTTGTCTATCGAGATAGTTGATCCTGAAATGGTAACTTTATCCGACGGTAGTATGGAGATCACCCTGATCCCTGACGCTAACGAGACTGACCTAATGGCGTTTGATGCTAACTTGGTGGACGCACTTGACGAAGGACTTTTAAACGAGTTATCAGGTGAGTTAATAGGTATGGTTGACGCAGACGTGGACAGCCGTAAAGACTGGGCTGAAACATACGTTAAAGGGCTAGACATCCTAGGGTTTAAGTACGAAGAGCGTACGACTCCTTGGCAGGGCGCATGTGGCGTGAACTCTACAGTTCTAGCCGAGGCAGCTATCCGGTTCCAAGCAGAGACCATGAGTGAGACTTTCCCTGCGCAAGGGCCAGTAAAGGTAAAGGTTTTAGGTAAAGAGACTAAAGAGAAGCTAGAAGCAGCAGAACGTGTAAAAGCGGACATGAACTATGAGCTTACAGAGAACATGGTGGAGTACCGTCCAGAACACGAGAGAATGCTATATAGCCTAGGACTTGCAGGATCGGCGTTTAAGAAGGTTTACTTCGACCCCAATATAGGTAGACAAGCCGCTATCTATATCCCAGCAGAAGACGTTATCGTGCCTTACGGCGCATCTAACATCGAATCCGCCGAGCGCGTTACCCATGTAATGCGTAAAACCAAGAACGAAATAATGAAGCTGCAAGTGAGCGGCTTCTATGCAGGAGTAGAGCTAGGAGAACCTCGCCCGTTCCACACCGACATCGAAGAAAAGAAAGCCGAGGAAGGTGGGTACGACATCACTGATGATGATCGATACACGATATACGAGATTCATGCCGATATAATCATTGAAGGCGTAGATGATGAGGACGGTATAGCTAAACCTTACATCGTCACGATAGAGCGTGGTACAGAAGAAATACTTGCCATTCGTCGTAATTGGGACGAGGAAGACATACTCACCATGAAGCGCCAGCACTTCGTACACTACGTATACGTGCCCGGATTTGGCTTCTACGGCCTCGGACTCATACATATAGTAGGGGGGTACGCTAAAGCAGGAACGTCGATTATACGACAACTGGTGGACGCTGGTACCCTATCTAACCTTCCCGGCGGTTTGAAGTCTCGTGGATTGCGTATTAAAGGCGATGACTCCCCAATCGAACCGGGCGAGTTTAAAGATGTAGATGTGCCGTCAGGCAGCATCCGTGAAAACATAATGCCCCTACCTTATAAGGAGCCTAGCCAAACTCTGCTAGCGTTACTTAACCAGATTACCACTGAAGGCCGTCGTTTAGGCGCTATCAGTGATATGAACATATCTGATATGTCTGCGAATGCACCTGTAGGAACTACGTTAGCCCTATTAGAGCGTACGTTGAAGCCGATGGCTGCGGTACAGGCACGTGTTCACTATGCTATGAAGCTAGAGTTTAAGATGCTCAAAGCTATCATGGCCGAAGAAGCGCCGGAAGAGTACGACTACATGCCTAATAGAGGCGAAGTAGCAGCACGTCAGTCTGACTACGCTATGGTCGATGTAATCCCTGTAAGCGACCCTAACAGCTCTACAATGGCCCAGCGAGTAGTACAGTACCAAGCCGTGTTGCAGATGTCGCAACAAGCCCCCCAGATATACAACCTACCTCAATTACATCGCCAGATGATTGAAGTGCTCGGCGTCAAGAACGCTGACAAGCTAGTACCTACGGAAGATGACGTGAAACCTACTGATCCCGTAAGCGAAAACATGAACGCGCTAACAGGTACCCCCATAAAAGCGTTCCTAACTCAAGACCATGAAGCTCACATAGCGGCGCATCAGTCGTTTATGCAAGACCCCATGATTGCTCAAACCATCGGCCAAAACCCTCAAGCACAGCAGATAATGGCTGCACTGCAAGCGCACATAGCAGAGCACCTAGGGTTTAGATACCGCAAACAGATGGAAGAGAAGCTCGGTGTGGCACTACCTCCACCGAACGAAGAGTTACCTGAAGAGATCGAAGTTCAGTTGTCACGCCTCATATCAGAAGGCGGCAAGCAGCTTACTCAACAGCATCAGCAGGAAGCAGCACAGAAAGCGGCGCAGCAGAAACAGCAAGACCCCGTTATTCAGTTACAACAAGCAGAGTTGCAGGTCAAACAGCAAGACGTACAGCGTAAGGCTCAGAAAGACCAGATGGACGCGCAACTCAAGCAAGCTGAACTACAGCGTAAGATGCAAAAAGACCAAGCTGATGTAGCAGTAGATCAGCAGCAACTCGAAATCGAAAGACAAGAGTTGGAAATAGATGCTCAGAAAGCTGGAGCTAAACTAGCTGCCGACAGACGGACAGCTAACACCAAACTCGACCTTGACTTAATGAAAGCAACTAGCGAGGTCGAACGCAAACGTAGGGAATAAACCATGGCTAAAACCGTCTTTGACGTGCTCAAAAATAAAATCGAGGATGACATGTCCTCTGCAACAGAATTTCTAGGTAATGGTGGGGCTAAAGACTTCGCTCAGTACAAAGAAATAACAGGAATGCTACGAGGTCTCACTTCCTGTCTGAATCATGTAAACGACCTCTCGCGTAATTATTTGGAAGAAGATGATGACTGAGTTAACGATAGTACCTAAAGAAGCAGAAAACGATGAAGAGCTTGACCTTCAAATCCCCACACCCGTGGGATACCGTGTCTTAGTAGCTATGCCGGAAGTAGAAGATACATACGGCGAAAGCGGCATTATTAAGTCTAATAAAGAAATACACAACGAATACATTATGTCTACCATCGGGGTTGTACTCGATATGGGAGCACAAGCGTATTCTGATAAAGAGCGTTTTACTACTGGCCCTTGGTGTAAGACAGGAGACTATGTAATGTTCCGTGCCAATACTGGTACACGTTTTAAAGTAGGTGGTGTTGAGTATCGTCTAATGAACGATGACTCAATTGAGGCAGTAGTAAGCGATCCTCGTGGCGTTACACGAGTGTGAGGAGTAGATAATGGGATTTCAAAAAGTAGAATACACCTTTCCTGATGAAGAGAAAGAGGAAGTAATAGAAGTGGAAAATTCTAGCGCAGTGGAGATCGACATATCTGGTGAAGCAGAAGATGATGTCGAGAAAGAAAAGCCTGCCAAACAGGAGAAAAAATCTGAGGTTGAGGTAGAAGTAGTAGATGATACGCCGAAAGCCGATAGAGGACGTAAAGCCTCTAAACCTCCTGAAGACCTTACCGACGAAGAGTTAGAGGACTACTCGGACAAGGTACGCAAACGAATTCAGCACTTTAGTAAAGGGTACCATGACGAAAGACGTGCCAAAGAAGCGGCACATCGTGAACGAGTAGAGTTTGAAAACTACGCAAAATCGCTTGTTGAGGAGAATAACAAGTTAAAAAGCGATGTAGAGAAGAACCAAGCAGCTTTACTAGAGCAAGCTAAAAAGAACTCAGCAATAGAAGTACTTTCCGCTAAACGCGCATATAAGATGGCGTATGAGGCGGGGGATGCAGATAAGCTAATTGAGGCGCAAGAAAAGATAACTAACGCCAAGATAAAGGCCGATAAGTTATCTGATTTTGTCCCAGAGCCTTTACAACAGGCTGAGATTCCTGTACAAATACCGCAAGAAGCTCCGATTCAGCCAGATACCAAAGCGTCCGAATGGGCAAACGAAAATTCTTGGTTTGGTTCAGATGACGAGATGACAGCTTATGCTATGGGTGTACACAGTAAGCTGGTTAAGCAAGGTGTGGACACCACTAGTGATGATTACTACGAGACTATTAATGCTCGTATGCGAAATACCTTCCCTGAAGAATTTGGGGAAATTGAAGAATCAGAGGAGAAATCAAGTAAGCGACAGTCTAATGTGGTTGCACCCGCTACGCGGAGCACAGCACCTAAAAAGGTGCGCCTAACGCAAACACAAGTGGCTATTGCTAAGAAACTTGGAGTCCCCCTAGATTTATACGCCAAAAAGGTTGCAGAAGAGATGAGGAAAGTATAATGGCTGAGAACAGAATTAAACGTGAAGAAGTTACCCGTGAAAAAACGGCCCGCAAAGCGGCTTGGACTAGACCAGAAGTACTACCTTCTCCTAATCCCGAGCCGGGCTACGTATTTCGCTGGATTCGTGTAAGCACGCAAGGTAACGTAGATGCCACTAACGTATCCTCAAAACTACGCGAAGGTTGGGAGCCAGTAAAAGCGTCAGATCACCCAGAGATTACTCTTGTGTCCATTGAGAACGAAAAGTTCAAAGACAACTTGATAATCGGCGGTCTAATGCTATGTAAAGCTCCTATCGAAATGGTTGACGAGCGCAATACTTACTATAAAGATCAGAGTAGCGCGCAGATGCAGTCAGTAGATAACAGCCTAATGCGAGAAAACGACCCCCGAATGCCGTTGTTTAACGACCGCAGGTCAAAAGTTACCTTCGGTAACGGGTCATAACTAAATCATTTTATAGGTGAAATAAATGGCAACTACAGCCTCTCCATACGGGTTTGTTCCCGTACGTAAAGCTGACGGTACACCCTACGCTGGTGCCCGTGACGCTTTTCTTATTACCCCTGCTGGCGTAGCTCAGAACATCGGCTATGGTTCTATTGTTGAACTAAACGCAGGATATGTCCAACTTGCTTCTGGCACTGGTGCAGACGCAACTACTAACAACCTTGGCGGCAACGGTATCGGTGCTCTGGGTGTGTTCGTTGGTTGTGAATACATCAACGCTGAAGGTCAGTTGATTTTTGCTCAGTACTACCCTTCAGGCACTGCTAACGCTACTGCTTATGTAGTAACTGATCCGGGCGTAACTTTCCAAGTACAAGCTGATGGCGCGATTGCTCAGACTGCTCTTGGCCATAATGCCCCTCTGACTGGTGCGCAGAATGCTACAACTTCTGTAAACACCACCACTGGTAAGTCTAACATTGCAATCGATGCTACTACTGCGACTGCAACTAAGGCGTTTAAAGTAATCGGTTTTGTAACTAAAACTGGTTCTGCCATTGGCGACGCTAAGACTGATGTCTTGGTTAAATTTAACCTACCGTACCACCAGTTTGGTACAGGCATCGTAGGAGAATAACTAGATGGCTATTTCAAGAAGTCAATTACTTAAAGAGCTACTCCCCGGACTAAACGCACTATTCGGTCTGGAGTACGCGAAATATGGTGAAGAGCACAAAGAGATTTTCGAGACTGAAACCTCTGACCGTTCTTTTGAAGAAGAAACTAAACTGTCTGGTTTTGGCTCTGCCCCAACTAAGTCAGAAGGTTCTGCAATTGAGTATGATAATGCTCAGGAAGCATGGACTGCACGTTACACGCACGAAACTGTTGCAATGGGTTTCTCAATCACTGAAGAAGCGATTGAAGATAACTTGTATGACTCTCTGTCATCTCGTTACACCAAAGCACTGGCTCGCGCTATGGCGTACACCAAGCAGGTTAAAGCGGCGGACATTCTGAACAACGCTTTTGCTGGTACTACCTACGGTGATGGGCAGGTTCTATGCTCTACTTCTCACCCTCTGGTTAGCGGTGGAACTAACTCCAACCGTCCTGCTGTTGCGGCTGACCTTAACGAAACTTCTCTGGAAGCAGCTATCATTCAGATCGCTGGCTATACCGATGAGCGTGGTCTTCTGATCGCGGCCAAGCCTAAGAAGCTAGTTATCCCGCCTTCCCTACAGTTTGTTGCAACTCGTTTGCTTGAGACTGAAGGTCGCGTAGGAACTGCTGACAACGACATCAACGCCATTATGAACAACGGCGCTGTACCACAAGGTTATGCAGTAAACCATTACCTGACCGATACTGATGGCTGGTTCCTGATGACTGACGTACCTAACGGTTTGAAGCACTTCGTTCGTAGCCCAATGGCTACTTCTATGGACGCTGACTTTGATACCGGCAACAGCCGTTACAAGGCTCGTGAGCGCTACTCGTTTGGCGTTTCCGATCCACTGGGTATCTACGGATCACCCGGCGCGTAATAGCGTAGTAACATGCTGTACTAAGGGGGCTTCGGCCCCCTTTTTTATGTTTGCGTAAAGCTACACACTGTGGTATGTTCTCATATATCGGGAAACAATCCGGTGAATCTGACAGACCCGACTGACGACATGTAGACAGATTTGCCTTAACTCACATGTGAGAACTTTATAATGGCTAAAACTACTTTTTCAGGCCCAGTCCGTTCGGACAACGGCTTTCAAATCCCTGTTGTAACTACTGCTAACCTCCCAGCTTTTGGTGATGTAGCTGTAGGTACTGCTTATATGGTCAGCGATAACGGCGCAGGTAACGACGAATACTGCATCGTAATCAACACGGGCGCTGCTTGGGTAACTGCTATTGGCGCGGCTCTTAGCTAATAGGAGGCATTTATGTCTAGTTCTGATGTTTCCGCAAAGCGGATTGCTGGCGTAGGTTCGGTAGGTGTAGGCCCAGCGCGAGTAAGGCAATTACAAGTACTGACTAATAACTCTGGCGCGGGGCGGCTCACCATAACCGATGGTAGCGGTGGAGCTACCCTACTAGATATTGATTTTGAAGCTAATGACTCTCACTCTGTTAATATTCCCGATTACGGGGTACGTTTTCAGGATGATGTTTTCATTACCGCTTTTACCAATATCGACGCTATTACAGTGTTCTATAGTTAATGCGTAGGTATTACAAGTCCGGCGGTAAAGTCGATAAAAAGGCTATGGCGTGCAACAAGCCACGTCGGACTCCCTCGCACGCTAAGAAATCTCACATAGTTAAAGCATGTGAGAACGGCAAAGAGAAAATAATACGCTACGGTGAGCAAGGCGCATCTACAGCGGGCAAGCCTAAAAAGGGTGAGTCCGCCAAGATGAAAGCCAAACGTAAATCTTTTAAAGCCCGTCACGGTAAAAATATCGCTAAAGGCAAGATGTCTGCGGCATATTGGGCAAATAAATCAAAGTGGTGAGTGAAATGAACAGAAGTTCTATGTCAAAACAAATGATGAGTAAAGGCGGAAAGCTAAACATGGTCAAGGGGAAAGACGGTAAGATGGTTCCCGACTATGCGGCTGACGGCAAGGGCAAGATGAAAGCTGGTGGAATGGCTAAGGCGTACAAGGACGGTGGTGAAGTTATGGAAGACGCCGCAATGGATATGCCTGCGAAGCCCCCACGCCGTGCTATCGAAGCCCCTATGTCTGACGAACGGGCTAAAGAGGCTATAGCCGCATTAAAAATGAGTAAGAAGTCAAAGGCTGATAAAAAGTCAAAGAACAAACCCGCTAAGAAAATGATGGCTGGTGGTATGACTAAGAAGCCAAAGGCTAAAATTCGCGGCTACGGTATGGCTCGTGGCGGCAAAGTTTGTAAGATGCGCTAATGCGTAATTATTACCGCAAAAAGCCTAGCGCGTGTGGGTACAAGGAAGGCGGTACTGTAAAAGACGCGTGCTATAAGAAGGTAAAGAAGCAGTATAAAGTGTTCCCGTCTGCTTACGCGTCGGGAGCCATCGCTAAGTGCCGGAAGAAAAAGGCTGGTAAGTAATGCGGGCGTACTATAAGTCTGGTGGTAAGATACGCAAGACAGAAAAAGGTGCTTCGTTAAAGCGTTGGTTCAAAGAGGACTGGAAAGACGTACGCACTGGCAAGGCTTGTGGTCGGAAGAAAGGAGACGGTCGCGGTACTCCATACTGCCGTCCCAGCAAACGGGTATCTGAGAAGACTCCTAAGACCTCTGGTGAGATGTCTAGCGCCGAGAAGAAAAAGAAGGTAGCTGAGAAGAAAAGACTAGGGCAGCCAGCAGGTAAGCCTAGACGAGTATCAGCTACCAAGCGGAGAAAGAAATAATGGGTATGGGCGTTAAGCATTACTTCAAAGACGGCAAAGAACATAAGGGCGGTATGCATAAGCACTCTGACGGAACCCTTATGACTGGTAAAACTATGTCAAATACGTCTAAAAAACTGTATCACTATGGCGACTTATCTAGTAAGGCTAAGGTCAAAGCTAAGACAGGGTGGGGTAAATAATGGCTACATCAGGAACTACAGCGTTTAACATGGACTTCACTGAGATCGCTGAAGAAGCGTTTGAACGTGCAGGACGTGAGATGCGCTCTGGGTATGACCTCCGTACCGCCCGCCGATCTATGAACTTGCTGACTATTGAGTGGCAGAACCGTGGCATTAACATGTGGACTATAGATAGTGGCACTATTAACTTAGTTAAAGGGCAGACCCAGTATGACTTGCCCGCAGACACTATAGACCTATTAGAACAGCAGATACGCACAGGTAGTGGCAACGCGGCAACACAGTCTGATCTTACCCTAAGTCGTATTAGTGTAAGTACCTACGCGTCTATCCCTAACAAGTTAACACAAGGTAGGCCCATACAGATGTACATTGAGCGTTTACGCGACGCTCCTAAAGTTAATATGTGGCCTATACCTGACAACAACGATTATGTTTTATACTATTGGCGTATGCGTAGGATTGAAGACGCGGGTAGTGGTATACAGACCTCAGATATGAACTTTAGGTTTTTCCCGTGTTTAGTAGCGGGGTTAGCTTACTATATAGCCATGAAGCTACCTGAAATGACTGAGCGAGTGCCTATGTTAAAAGCTGTGTATGACGAGCAGTTTGAGATGGCCGCAGGAGAAGATAGGGAGAAGACCTCGGCTAGGTTTACTCCTCGTATAGGGTACGTGTAGACATGGCTAACCAGTTTGCTTCCAGTAATAAAGCCATTGCTTATTGCGATGTATGTGGATTTCAATACAAACTAAAGGAATTAAAGAGCTTAGTCGTAAAGAATATAGACACTAATATTAAAGCATGTCCTGAGTGTTGGAACGAAGACCAGCCTCAAAACATGTTGGGTGAGTTTCCAGTACACGACCCACAAGCGTTACGCGATCCTAGACCAGACCAGAGCCTAGGGTATGCAGGAGCCACTAGTAGCAGAGATATACAGTGGGGTTGGAACCCTGTAGGTGGAGGAGTTGACCCATTTGGATTAACTCCCAATGTATTGTTAATAAATGGTAGTATAGGGCAAGTCACTGTAACTACCTCATAGGAGCATTAAGATGCCAAAAGTAGGAAATAAAGAGTTTGCGTATACAGATGCAGGCAAAGCAGCCGCTAAGAAAGAAGCCAAGAAGACAGGTAAAAAGATGACTAATGCCTATAAAGAAGGCGGTAAAGTGAAAGTTCGTGGTACTGGAGCTGCGACTAAAGGCTTGTACGCACGCGGCCCCATGGCATAAGCTATGAATTACACTGAACTGAAAGTTAATATCCAAGACATTTGTGAAAACACGTTCACAGATGACCAACTCGCTATGTTTACGCAGCAGGCAGAGCAGAAGATATATAACTCAGTTCAAATACCTGCGCTACGAAAGAATGTTACTGGTACGCTAACCAACGGTAACAAGTACCTAAGTACGCCTTCTGACTTTTTATGGGCTTACTCTCTATCAGTTATAGACGCTAACGGAGTGTACACTTTCCTGCTTAACAAAGACGTTAATTTTATGCGGGAAGCGTACCCAAACCCCGCAAGTACGGGGGCACCCAAACACTACGCGTATTTTGATGACAACTCTTTTATTTTAGGGCCAACTCCAAACTCCGCGTACAGCATGGAGTTACACTACGGGTATTACCCAGAGTCTATAGTTACAGCGGGCACTACATGGCTAGGAGAAGAGTTTGACTCTGCGCTATTAAACGGCGCGTTAGTAGAAGCAATACGCTTTATGAAGGGCGAGCAAGACCTAGTGGCTAACTATACTAATATGTATTTGTTAGCTATGAAACAGTTAGAAAATCTTGGCGATGGTAAACTACGTGAAGATGCATATCGTTCTGGGCAATTCAGAACTTCAGTTACTTGAGGAATTAAAAAATGGCTATATCGCAGGCAATGTGTACTTCTTTTAAAATCGCTCTATTAGACGGAGAGATGGACTTTAGTAGTAACACAGGACAAACTTTTAAGATCGCACTATATACGAGCAGTGCTACGTTAGGCGCAGACACTACCGCTTACTCTACAACTAACGAGATAGCTAACGGTAATGGGTACACTACTGGCGGTTACTCTTTGACCATAAGCACAAACCCTACAAATGGAGGTAGTGGTACTACCGCTTTCCTAGATTTTGGTGACGCTGTATGGTCTAACGCTACTATCACTGCTCGTGGCGCACTTATTTACAAATCAGGCGGTGGTAATCCCGCTGTCGCGGTACTAGATTTTGGAGCGGACAAAACGTCTACTTCGGGCGACTTTACGGTGCAGTTCCCCGCTGGCGACGCTACCAATGCTATTGTACGTATAGCATAAGGCGTTAGAGGATGCCGTCTTCTGTTACATACTCTGGATGGGGTAATGGCGCATGGGGGCAAACCTCTTGGGGTACTGATCTAACCGCAGTAATACCTGATGGAGTAGCGGGAACCACAGCGGTAGGCTCAGTCACTATACTATCGGGTATTACGGTATCCGTTACTGGAGTAGCAGGTACAGCGACTCTAGGCACTGTTACAACCGACGCTGACTCTGTAGTTATAGAGACAGGACTTACAGGGATTACCGCCGTAGGCAGTGTAACAGTAGTAGGAAAAGCAGAATTTGCGGTTACTGGAGTATCGGGAACGGCCTCACTAAGCTCAGTAATAGTAAGAATACCTAAAATAGTACCTGTTACAGGGTTGGCGGGAACGGCCTCAACAGGTACGGCGGCAGTACAAGCTAAGGCAGTAGCGGGAGCTACGGGGGTATCGGGAACGGCCTCATTAGGTACGGTGGTAGCTAGACTGCCTAAAGTAGTACCTGTTACAGGATTGGCGGGAACGGCCTCACTAGGAACTGTATTTGTAGCCTTTGGGCAGACAGTATCAGTGACAGGAGTTGAGGGTACTGTAACCCTAGGCACTGTAGATGTTAGAATACCTAAGACAGTATCAGTAACGGGTGTTTCTGCTGTAGGATATACAAGTACTGTAAACATGTGGGGGCTAGTTAGTACCACACAGAACCCAAGCTGGGGAAATGTAAACGATGCACAGAACCCAAGCTGGGGAAATGTAAATGACGCACAGAACCCTAACTGGACAAACATAATAGCCGCATGAGGCCAATTAAATGACAACGCAATATACTTCAATACTTAAACTTGCACTACCAGTTCAAGGCGAGCTTAGTGGTTCTTGGGGTGATGTAGTAAACAATAATATTACCTCTATGGTGGAGCAGGCTGTCGCAGGCCGCGCGGTAATCAATACGTGGTCTGGGAACTCCCATACGCTAACTAGCGCAAACGGGACTACTTCCGAATCAAGATGTGCGATGCTAGAGTTTACCGACACAAACACTCAGCTAACTGGCGCAGGAACCGTAGTATGTCCCACAGCCACTAAAATATATATCGCAAAGAATGCCGCTGGGCAGAACGTAACGCTTAAAACATCCGGGGGTTCTGGCACCCTTATCCCTAACGGGCGCACTATGTTCTTGTTCTGTGACGGGACTAACGTAGTAGAAGCGGTAACTAGCACTACTTCTTTGCAGTTAGGTACTAGCACTGTAGTAACAGCGGTACTAGACGAAGACAACATGGCTTCAAACAGCGCCGTGTCTCTAGCTACTCAACAATCCATTAAAGCGTACGTAGATTCTCAGGTAGGTTCCGCAGATACCTTGTCAGAAGTTCTTGCTCTTGGTAACACTACAGGTGGTACGAACATTGTAGTATCTACTAACGATGAGCTTGAGCTACCTGATGGCGCGGAGGGCGCACCCTCCCTCACAAATACTGGCGACACGAACACAGGTATTTACTTTGGCGCTGCTGATACGGTAAGTGTTACTACTGGTGGTACTAAACGACTGGATGTAAACAGCGCAGGTATTTCTGTAGTAGGTACAGCTTCCGGTACTGCCCTAGCCGCTACAGGTACTTCCGCAGTCCAAGTGTCGGTGGGTACTACAGCTCAACGACCAGCAAACGGCGCAGGTCAGTTTCGATACAACTCTACGCTAGGTAAGTTTGAGGGTTACACGACAGAATGGGGCGAAATCGGCGGCGGTGCTGCTGAGTTACTCCTTAATCAGTTTACAGGTAATGGCTCTACAACTGCCTTTACTATGTCTTCTTCACCAGTAGAAGCTAACACGCTTGTATATATTGACGGTGTTTACCAGAACAAAACGGCATACTCCGTTGCTAACGACGTTATAACGTTCTCAGCCGCTCCAGCAAACAATGCGGCTATCGAAGTTACCGCGGCTACAGTAGCCCCCGCAGAGGCTCCAACTACGTTCTCCCTTAGTCAGTTTACAGGTAATGGCTCTACAACAGCGTTTACTCTGTCATCTCAATCAGTAGAGAACAACACTGACGCTTACTTTGACGGTGTGTATCAGTCTAAAAGCAACTACACAGTATCTGGAACTACTATTACTTTTAGTACGGCTCCCGCAAACGGTGTAGCTGTCGAGGTAATGGCTTCTCAGGGGGTTAGCGTAAGCATAGGCACTCCTGACAACAATACTGTTACAACGGCTAAGATCGTAGATAGCGCGGTTACAACGGCTAAGATAGCAGATGATGCAGTTACTGCCGCCAAGATCGCTGACGACGCAGTAGTTGCAGCCGCTATCGCAGATGATGCCGTTGGAGCTGCCGCGATTGCTTCTGATCCGATAGCTGTGGGCATAACCTCAGTAGTTACAAGCAGCAACATAACTGCTACAGTAAACACGCATGTATACGTAGATACGGCTAGCCGAACTATCACCTTACCTGCTTCTCCTTCTATAGGTCAACGGGTGCTTATCACTGTGGGCAACTTCACTGACACGGTGGTAGGGCGAAATGGGTCAAACATTATGAGTAGCGCATCTAACATGACATTAGATAAAGCATACCTCTCAATTCAATTTATATATACAAACTCTACAGTAGGGTGGGCAATGGCATGAGTAATTTTTCAGATTTTATAGGTGGTGGCTCTGCGTCATTCCCCACAATATTTTTAAGTAAGTCCCAGACTTGGGTTCCTCCGCAAGACGGCAACATCTGCATACACGTTATTGGGGCTGGTGGAGGAGGGGCTGGAACTTCTTTAGTTGGCAGGTCTGGGGCTGCTGGAGGGTACTGCAAGAAAAACACTTTAGCAGTTACTACATCTGGTTCTTTTACTGTTGTTGTAGGTGCTGGCGGTGAGGGTACTAGCAACACTGACGCCACTAATGGAGGTAATTCAACGGTAGCAGGTACGGGACTTTCTGCAACCTTAACTGCTAACGGGGGCGAAGGTGGGTTGCTAAACTCAGGAACTCCCGCAGGTGGCACGGCCTCTAACGGGGATGTAAATAATACAGGTGGTGCTGGACTGTTTTATGGAGGCGGTGGAGCAGTTGGTTTAACAGGAACTGGTCAGCAAGGCGGTACTACCGCCAGTGTCTATTTTGCGGGAGAATGTGACGTTATTGGAGATTTTTGGTCTTCAACTATGGGGCAGTTAGCTGGTGGAAAAGCAGGTCAAGCCTCATACCAAAATGGAGACAGTGCGTCAGGTGTAATATTATCTCAAGCTGGCCCTCTTTCTGGAGGTTCTTACAACTTTAAGGGAGGAACTATATACGGACAGGTTAACGGGGGGAATGGAGGAATTGGTGCTGGAGGAGGTAGTGCTAAAAACGCAAACAACGCTTCAATGGCGTTAGGTGGTGATGGTGGCGAAGGTATCGTTGTTATTCAGTACATACCGTAAGGAGATATGAAATGAAATACAATATTAAAGATGCTGACGGTAACATCACAAATACCATCACTGCTGACGCTGAGTTTGTTGAAGCTAACTTTGAACACTATGAACTGTATGTAGCACCTGCGCCAGCAGAGCCTACAGCAGCAGAAGCTGGCCGCATGTGGCGTGACATGGAACTATCGTCTTCAGACTTCATAGTCCCTCTATCAGACCACCCTCAACGTGCAGCTTACATGACCTACCGTACAGCTTTGCGGGATTGGCCCAGCACTGATGACTTTCCAGCAACTAAGCCTACTTTAGGAGAATAATATGTCAGTAACTAAAGTAAGTAGTACGCTGCTTGCAGATAACTCTGTTACA